TTATGCCACCGTCAACCCCGCCGCTAACGCTGGTTTGGTCGAAGGCATGAAAGGTCTGTTCAACCCCACCGACACCATCAGCCGCCAGTTCAAGAACGGCATGATGGGCATGGGCGTGTTGGGCTTCGACGAGATCAATATGTCTCAGTCGATCAAGCAGCACACCACTGGCTCGTGGGGCACTGGCATCACCGTGACCAGCACCGTGACCACCCAAGGTTCTACCACCTTGGGCATCAGCTTCACCGGCTCCAGCAAAACCTGGAACGTGGGCGATGTGTTCACTGTGGCCGGTGTGTACGCAGTGAACCCGCAGACCCGCGAGTCCACTGGTTCGCTCCAGCAATTCGTGGTGACCGCTGCCGCTTCTGGCTCGTCCACCGCTACGCTGACTGTCAGCCCCGCGATGTACACCGCTGATCAAGCCCTGGCTACCATCGACGCATTCCCACAGGCTTCTGCCGTCGTGACGATGCTCGGTTCTTCTGCCAGCGCCTATGCTCAGAACTTGGTCTACCACAAGGACGCGATCACGTTTGCTACGGCTGACCTGTTGCTGCCCCAGGGTGTCGATATGGCCGCTCGCGCTGTCCACAACGGCATCTCCATGCGTGTGGTTCGCCAGTACGATATCAACAATGACCGGATGCCTTGCCGTATTGACGTTCTGTACGGTTACAGCGTCATTCGTCCGCAAATGGCTTGCCGTTTGTGGGGCTGATCTGAAACGGGGCTTCGGCCCCTTTCAACGTCTTAATTTTGAAAGGAATTTATCATGGCTCTCCCTAATGGTTCTGGTGGTTATCAGCTTGGCGATGGCAACATCAATGAAGTCGATTTCACCGTCATCCCCGCTCCCGCAACTGCAACTGCAACCGCTACCCTGACCGCTGCACAAGTGTTGAATGGCATTTTGCTCGGCAGTCCTGGTGCGTCTGCGGCCAGCTACACGCTGCCCACTGTTGCCGACCTCGAAGCCGCTTTGCCGTCTGCCACCAAGGCTGGCGTGTCATTCACCTTCTCGGTTGTCAACGTAGACGGTAACACTTCCGGTGTGATCACTTTGGTGACCAACACTGGCTGGACGTTGGTTGGTCTGATGACCGTTGTTGCAACTGCTGGCACTGCCCAAATGTTCCGCGCCCGCAAGAGCGGCGACGGTGCTTGGTCGCTGTATCGCGTTGCTTAAATTTAATGGGGGCTTCGGCCCCTATTTTGAAAGGACGCATCATGGCAAACAATAAACCCGTCGGTGTTGCGTACTCCGATCCTGCGCTGACCGCGTTTTATTTGAACGCACCTGTGACTAAGACTGCCAGTTTTAGCCTCGGTGATTCAGACAATTACGTGGTGTGCAACGGCTCTGCTGCCAACGTCTCCGTGACGTTGCCCAGCGGTTCCGACTACATCGGTCGTACCGTCACTCTGAAAAACCTGTCCGGCACTTACACGGTGATCTCGGCTTCGTCCAACGTCAAACCTTTGACCTCTGCTACCGCAGGCACAGCCATTCTGGCTGCTACTGCTGGCAAGTGGGCCACTCTGGTTTGCGAAGATGGCACGAACTGGGTCATCATGGCTGCTGGCTAAAACCAAACGGGGCTTCGGCCCCGTTTCTTAACATGCCCATAATCTACCTCGAACACCCGGTTCACGGCACCAAAATCGCCTCGCTCGATATGGAAGCCGAAGCAGATGAACAAAACGGCTGGACACGCTACAATCCCGACACGCCTTCGACTGTCGAAGAAGTGGCCTCGGAAGCCGATGTGGCTCCGATTGCGCGGCGCGGTCGCCGCAAGAAAACCGATGAATCGGTAGAAACCCCAGTGCCCGACTTTTTGGCACCGCAGACAGACGAAGGAGAGTGACATGGCTACCTACACCGCAGGCGAACAGATCAATCGAGCGTTGCGGCTGCTAGGTGTGCTGGCCGAAGGTGAAACGCCTTCCGCAGCCGTGTCTCAAGACTGCCTGATGGCGCTCAATCAGATGATTGAGTCATGGAACACTGAGCGCCTGTCCGTCTTCTCAACCATCGACCAAATCTGCAACTGGCCTGTTGACCAGATCAACGCAACCCTTGGCCCCACCGGATCGCTGGTGCGTTTGAACGGCACTGCCGAGCGCCCTATCCTGGTTGACGATGCCACCTATTTCCGTGATCCGCAGACCAATGTTTCCTACGGCATCAAGCTGATCAATCAGCAACAGTACGACGGCATCGCGGTCAAGACCGTGACATCCACGTACCCCCAGGTCATGTTCGTCAACATGACCTACCCCGACATCGACATTTACATCTATCCGCGCCCCACGCGCCTGTTGGAGTTCCACTTTATCAGTGTGCAACAGTTGGATCAGCCTGCAAACCTGTCAACGCAGATTCTGTTCCCTCCGGGCTACCTGCGGGCGTTTGCCTACAACCTCGCATGCGAAATCGCGCCTGAGTTTGGCGTAGAGCCATCGCCCCAGGTTGTGCGTATTGCCATGACATCCAAGCGTGACCTCAAGCGCATCAACAACCCTGACGATGTGATGTCGATGCCGTATTCGCTGATCGCAACGCGCCAGCGCTTTAACGTCTATGCGGGTAACTACTAATGAAGACCCCGATCCTTGGCTCGACGTATGTGACTCGCAGCGTCAACGCTGCGGATGCCCGCATGATCAATCTTTTCCCCGAGGTCATTCCCGAGGGTGGTAAAGAGCCTGCGTACTTGCAACGCTGCCCAGGACTGCTGAACCTTGCCACCGTTGGTGACGGACCGATCCGAGGGTTGTGGGCTTTCTCGTCCGACAACACCGTGGCGTTTGTTGTTTCGGGCAACAGCCTGTACAAAATCAACACCAGTTACAGCGCCACGCTGCTGGGCACGATTGCAGGCACTGGGCCAGTCAGCATGGCCGACAATGGCACCCAGTTGTTCGTTGCTGCCAACGGCCCCGGCTACATTTACAACAACACGACCAACGTGTTCTCGCAGATCACCGATCCAGACTATCCTGGCGCGGTGACCGTAGGCTATCTGGACGGTTACTTTGTGTTCAACGAGCCGAACAGCCAGAAAATCTGGATCACGAGCCTGCTTGACGGTTTGTCGGTTGACCCACTCGACTTTGCCAGCGCCGAGGGTTCTCCTGACGGTGTGGTGGGCATCATCATCGACCACCGCGAGGTTTGGGTCTACGGCACAAACAGCGTCGAGGTTTGGTACGACGCAGGCACTCAAGACTTCCCGCTCCAGCGCATCCAGGGTGCGTTCAACGAGATTGGCTGCATCTCGGCCTACACGATTGCCAAGATGGACAACGGCATCTTTTGGTTGGGTGCTGACGCTCGAGGCCAGGGTATTGTCTATCGCGCCAACGGCTACACGGGCCAGCGCATCAGCACCCACGCTGTCGAGTGGCACATCCAGCAGTACGGCAATCTGACCGACTCGCTGGCCTACACCTACCAGCAAGACGGCCATAGTTTCTACGTGCTCATTTTTCCCAGCGCCAACACGACCTGGGTGTACGACGTTGCCACTGGCGCGTGGCATGAGCGGGCAGGCTGGAATAATGGCTCGTTCACGCGCCACCGCAGCAACTGCCAGATGGCGTTCAACAACAAGATCATCGTGGGCGACTACGAGAACGGCAACATCTACTCGTTTGACCTTGACACCTACGCCGACAACGGCCAGATTCAAAAGTGGCTGCGTACATGGCGGGCGCTGCCGACAGGTCAAAACAACCTCAAGCGCACCGCGCACCACAGCCTTCAGATCGATCTGGAGTCGGGTGTTGGCTTGAACCTTGGACAAGGTAGTGACCCCGAATTGATGCTACGCTGGTCAGACGATGGCGGTCATACGTGGTCCAACGAACACACGGCATCAATTGGCAAGATCGGCCAGTATTATCGCCGCGTGTTTTACCGTCGTCTTGGCATGACCATGAAACTGCGCGACCGGGTGTACGAGTTGTCAATGACCGACCCCGTGAAGACTGCGATCATGGGTGCTGAACTGATCATCAGTCCGACCAATGCTTAACGATGGCAACCGTCGATCTAACCAACATCACACCTCCCAGGGTTCCGCTAACGGATGCGCGAACTGGGTTGATCTCGCGTGAGTGGTATCGGTTTTTCCTGAACTTGTTTCAGTTGACTGGCAACGGTCAAAACACCGCGTCCCTGACTGACCTGCAACTTGGTCCTCCTGTGCCTCAGCAGGAAGACTTGACCGACATCATCATCGACATCAACGGGTTGCAAACTCAACCCGCACCCGGAACATCCGAGTTGCAAGCCGCGCTCGATGCTGTGCGCCAGGAACTGCAAACCCTGCGCCAGCCTGAACTGGGCAGCATGGCTTCGCTTCAGCAGGACAATGTGCCCTGGCTCACGTTCAACACAGCCCCGTCGCCTGTACCCACTGCTGTGGGTAGCATGTACTGGGACGGCGGCACAACGATGGGTATTCAGGCCACGACCAGCGTTTTAATTCGAGTTGGTGAAGCTGAGTACGTTTACGCCAAGGCATCGTCAGCCGTGACCAAAGGGCAACTCTGCTACCACACGGGCGCAGTGGGTGCGTCTGGTGTGATCACCGTGGCCCCTACGCCGCTGGCGCTGACTGATCCTAATCAGATCGTTGGCGTGGCCGCTGAGACAATCGCACTCAACGGGTTTGGCCTGATCCAGATTAGCGGCGACCTTCGGGGCTTCAACACCACCGGCAGCAGCGTCGGTGAGACATGGGCTGACGGCGACCCGCTGTATTACAACCCAGCGTATGTCGGCAGTTTTACAAAAACAAAGCCGGTAGCGCCCAATCAGAAAACTTACATTGGTGAAGTGACGAACGCCGGGCCCGGTGCTTCTGGGTCGATCCACATTCGCATCGTGCCTGGGTCTGTTTTGGGCGGCACTGACAGCAACGTGCAGTTTGGCACATTGGCGACCAATGACCTGATTCAGTACAACGGCACGTACTGGACCAACGTCACCCCTGCGTCGGTAATCTCAGGTGCTGGTGGCGCACCAGTCACTAAAACAGCGGACTTCACGGTTGCGGCCAGCGAGACTTGGCTGATCAACAACAAGTCGGGGTCAACCTGCACTGTGACGCTGCCGACAGCCAGCGCCAACAGCGGACGGACGCTGCATTTTCAGAACTATCAGGCTCAAACCCTTGTGTCAGCATCCAGCAACGTGGTGCCCCTTGCTGGGGGCGCGGCAACCACGGCCATCCTGGCCGCTGTGGCCGGTGCAAACGCAACCCTTGTGTCTGATGGCACAAACTGGATAATGACGCAATACACCTCGAACAACGCCCTACTTTTGGAGTGATGACATGACAGTCACCGTCAAGAATATAGTTCCGGCCAAAACGGTCGAGAACACTCAAACCACCCAGTACACCGCGACTGGCGTGACGACCATCATCGACAAGTTCACCGCGACGAATTACAGTGTCAGCGCTGCCACAATCAGCGTCAACCTCGTCACGGTGGCTGGATCGGCTGGCAACAACAACTTGATCACCAAGACCAAGACACTCCAGCCTGCCGAAGTCTACACGTTCCCCGAACTGGTGGGTCAGGTGCTTAACCCTGGCGACTTCATTTCCACGATTGCTGGCACCGCATCGGCCATCAACATGCGAGTCAGCGGACGCGAGGTGACCTGATGGACTTGGTAGCCCAGAACGCCCCGAGCAAAGTGCAATTTCGTCAGGACATCCTGACGGTGCAGGACGGCCTTCAGCAGTTGATCGCCAGTGGCGCGGTCGAGTCTACGCTGGAAGACTGCACCCTGACCCATTACTTCACACCCAAAGACGAAAAGTATGGCTGTTGCACCTACGCCCGCGAGATGTTCATCCCCAAGGGCACCTTGATCATTGGCAAGATTCACCGGCATCAGCATTTGAACTTTATCAGTAAGGGTCGAGTAAGAGTCGTCACCGAATTTGGCACCAAGTACCTTGAAGCCCCTTGCACCTTTGTGTCCGAGGTTGGCCTAAAGCGGGCAGTTTATGCCGAGGAAGACACACTTTGGACCACGGTTCACTTGACAGAGTTTGAGAGTGAAGCCGAACTCGATAAAATCGAGCAAGAGGTTATTTCCCCATCGTATGACGAGATGGGGCTAATCGATTCAACTGAGAAACTGGCGCAGATTGCTGCACAAGGAGAAACGCTATGACATGGGGACTTACCGCCGTTGCTGCGGCAACCGTTTATTCTGCAAGCAAGTCGTCTAGTGCAGCAAGTAAAGCCGCAGACACACAAGCCGCTGCCGCCGAGCAAGGAACTGCCGCGCAGGAGCGCATGTTTGAACGACAGATTGAACTGCAAGAACCGTGGCGGCAAGCGGGTATCGGTGCGCTGAACAAATTGATTCCGCTCACCGACTACAAAAAGTTTGATATGTCCCAGTTCCAGGCTGATCCTGGCTACGCATTCCGATTGTCCGAAGGGCAAAAAGCCCTTGAGCGTTCGGCTGCTGCTCGAGGTGGTTTGCTGTCGGGTGCAACGGGTAAAGCACTGACTCGTTACGGTCAGGAAATGGGTTCGCAAGAATTTCAAAACGCGTTCAACCGCTACCAGACAGAACGTGCCGCCCAGTTGCAGCCGCTCCAGTCGTTGGCCGGTGTTGGTCAATCTTCGGCAAACACATTGACCAGCGCAGCAGGTACGATGGGTCAAAACATTTCCGAGGGTCTTGCGTCAGCCGCAAACGCCCGTGCGTCTGGTTACGTGGGTGGTGCAAACGCAATCAATCAAGCCGTTGGTCAAGGAATTAACTTGTACGGCTTGTACAACCAAAATCAGTTGTATAACCGTATGTTCCCTGCACCGACGACCCCCACTTAAGGAACAATCATGCCAATTGATCCCCGCATCGCTCTCGGCGTTCAACCGTTACAAGTAGACTATCAGGCTTTGTCGCCGGTCAATCAATTGGCTGGCGCACTGAAGCTGAAAGGCATGCAGCAAGAAAACGTGCTCAATGAGGCCAAACTGGCCGAGTACCAGCGCGAAATCGAGGGGCAGAACCGTCTTGCCGCCGACATTCTTGCGAACCCCGAATTGCTGAAACCAGAAAACCGTGCATCGCTGCTTACGAAGTATGGAAAGTATGGTCAAACTGTTGGTGGCAAACTGACCGAGACTGAGAAGGCGATGACCGAGGAGTCGGCTCGTCGCGCAAAGTTGCACATCGACAAGGCCGCGCTGTACCGCGACGCTCTTGTTGGTGTGAACGATCAGCAGACCGCGTTGAAATGGTTGCAAGCGCAACAGCAAGACCCTGACATGGCTGGCTCCCCAATCGCACGAGTGTCGATTATGGACGCTGCTCGTTCGATCCCTGCTGACCCCGCTGGGTTTGCTCAGTGGAAGCAACAGGCCGCGCTGGGTTTGAGCAAGTACATGGAGTTGAACAAGCCGCAATACTTCCAGCAAGAGTTGGGCGGCACAAAGCAAATTACCGCTGTGCCTGGATTGGGTGGCACGGCTGCTGTCGTACCCGGCAGCGTGGCAACCGTTACGCTCACCGAAGCGCAGAAACTGCAAGACAAGCGTGAGCGTGAGCGCATCAAACTCGAGGGTGATCGCCTCGGCCTCGAAGGTCGTCGTGTTGCCGTGCTCGAGGAAAATCAGCGCCGCGATGCCGACCCCGTGTTCCAACAGCGCATGGCTGGCGCAAAGGCCACCGGCGAGGCAATTGCCAAGGGCGATGTGGCCGCACAGCAGGCGCTGCCGAAAATCATTTCTCGTGCCGAAGACGGTTTGCGTTTGATCGACGAACTGGTCGGCAAACAAGAAGTGCGCGACAAGAATGGCAAGGTCATTCAAGCTGCGACAAAACCGCACCCCGGCTTTGAGAACGCAGTGGGCACCACTTGGCTACCCGGCTCTCGGTTTGTTCCTGGCACAGATGCTGCTGACTTTAATTCGCGTTTTGACCAGATCAAAGGTGCATCGTTCCTCGAGGCGTTTGAAGCGCTTAAAGGCGGCGGCGCAATCACGGAAAAAGAAGGCGCAAAGGCTACCGACGCTATCAACCGGATGTCCACTTCGCAAAGCGAAAAAGAGTTCATGGCTGCTGCTCGTGACCTGCAAGAAGTGGTTCGTAAAGGTGTGGCAAACGCACAGGCCCGTGCTTCTCGCTCAGGCGGCGCTGCCCCTGCCGCTGGTGGTGCAGTAGACACAAACAATCCGTTGCTGAAGTAAGGAGCCGACATGGCAGACCTCGCCTCGATCCTTACCGACCCCAACTACGTCAACGCCAACGAGGCAACGAAGCGGGCCATCTTTGACAAGTTCTCGGCGCAAGACCCGAACTTCACCAAAGCGAACCCAGCAACGCAAGATGCCATTCGTGAGCGGTTTGGTGTGGCTACCCCAAAAGCTGCACCGCTGCCCCAGTCGATGCAGCCATCTGTCGCCCAGGTATCGCCTGACGCGATCCCTGGCAACCGTCAAGAACTGACCACTGGTCAGCGCATCTACCAGGCCGTGCGCCCGTATGCTGCGCCTTTGGTGGAAGCCGGTGGTGCAATTGGTGGCGGGCTGCTGGGCGGTGCAGCAGGCACGTTTGGCGCTGGCCCAGTGGGCACCGCTGCCGGTGGTGTTGCTGGCGCTGGCTTGGGTTACGGCATCGCCAAAGAAGCCTTGGAAGCCGCTGATGTGGCGATGGGTATAAAGCAGCCCAGAACCGGCGCTGCGCTCGTCACTGAGCCTGTTCGCAATGTGGTTGAGGGCGCAACCTTTGAAGCGGGTGGTCGAGTCCTTGGTCCAGTGATCGGCAAGGTCGTTGGCAAGGTCATGGACATTCGCAACATCCCGGCCAACAAGGCTGCGACTTTGGCTCGTGCGTCTTTGGGTCAAGACCTTGACCAAACCTTGAATGCACTTCGCAATGCTTCTCCAAACGCCAGTGTTGCCGAAATTACTGCAAAAATTCAAAATCCCGCATGGCAAGCGCTTGTGCGCGATGCATTGGAAAAAAGCCCAAGTGGTGCCCAATATCTGAACAAATTTGCAACAATGAGCCATGATGAAGGTGTCAACGCCTTGGCAAAACTTGTTGGTGGTACAACGGCTGCGGAAGCCCGAGGCACAACGACTGCCATGAAAGAGGCACTCAACACTACCCAAGGGCCGGTGCGTGAGGCTTCTTTGAACCGCGCAAACTTGGGCAAAGCGGTGGCTGACTACGAGGCGCAGGCTGGCAAGTTGAGCGCCGAGGCTGCTGCCGAGGTGCAGAAAGTTCGTGACTTGATCAACGCTGGCAAGATTGCCGAGGCTTCTGCCCGACTTGATTTAATCAAAGGTAATCTGCCAGTCGGCTTGACCAAATACACCTACAAGGGCGATCTGGCCCGCATGGCTGACGAATGGGCATCCAAGGCTGCTGATGCGTCGCTCGATCTGGGCCAAGGCGCTCGGTTTGCCCAAGGCGCGGCTGATGCCATGCGTTCTGTCGGCATCAAGCCGCTCAAAGGCGACGAGGTGATTGGCAGTGTTCGTGCGATTGCGAACAACCCCGAGTTTGCAGGCAACGATCTGCTGCTGGGCGCGGTTAAGAACGTGGCCGACGACATCACCAAGTGGACCGGTAGCGGTGGCATCATTGACGCTCGTGCGCTTGATGCCATTCGCAAAAACTCGATCAACGCTGCGATCCAGCAGTTGCGCCCAGGCGTGGATGCCACGACCCAACGCAACCTTGCAGCCGAAGTCATGGGCAAACTCAAACCCACGCTGATCGATGCCATCGAGGCAGCAGGCGGCACTGGGTATCGCCAGTACCTGACCGACTACGCCAAGGGTATGCAGCAGATTGCTGAGAAGAAGCTGACCGGTGAAGCTATGCAGTTGTGGAAGACGGACAAGGATGCTTTTGTTCGTTTGGTGCAAAACGAATCACCCGAAGTGGTCGAGAAGTTCCTCGGCCCTGGCAACTACAACATTGCCACCGAACTCAGCGAAAACACGCTGTCGGTTCTCCAGGCCCAGGCTGAGAAACGGATTGCCCAGCTTGCCGCAAGCAAGCAAGCCAGCGATGGTGAGAAAGCGCTGACCACGCTACTGCGCGAAAACACATCAAGGTTTCGTTTACCTTCTTGGTTAAGTTTTTGGGGCGCTGCTGCCAACAAAACAATCAGCGAATTAGAAAAAGCTGTGGGCAGCAAAAGCATGAAGGTGTTAGCTGAAGCGATGCAGTCGCCCGAGGGCGCTCAGAACCTGCTTGAGCGTTTGCCTGCTGAGGAGCGCAGCCGCGTGTTGAAACTGATCTCTGATCCGTCACAATGGAGCCAGGGTGCCAAAGCCATAGTGCGCGGCACCACCGCTGCCGGTGTCAACGCGCTTGCACCTGAGCGAAACAACAGCAACGCGCTGGCGAAGCAGCCAGTACGAATTATTGAAACTCAGGAGTAATCATGGCGTTAGAGGGAAGCGCGGAGATTGATCCAGTGAAGTACGGCGTTCTGTGGGAACGCGTACAAAACATGGACAAAAAGATGGATCGCATGGAAAAACAAATGGAACAACTGCTTGACATGGCGAGTCGTTCCAAGGGTGCTCTATGGATCGGTATTGGCCTGTGGTCAATGCTCACAGGAATTGCTGGATTCTTTTTTGGTAAACACTGATGTACCAACTCGGCCCGCGATCAATCATGCGACTCAAGGGGGTCCATCCCGATCTGGTCAAGGTCGTCAAACATGCGATTGAGATCAGCCTCGTGGACTTCACGGTGCTCGAGGGGTTACGGACCATCGAGCGTCAGAAAGCCATGTTCGATGCTGGCTCAAGTCAGACTATGAACAGCCGCCATCTTGACGGCCACGCCGTCGATCTGGGAGCCTGGGTCGATGGTCAGGTGGACTGGTCGTGGCCCCTATACTCCAAGATCGCCACCGCCATGAAGACGGCAGCGCAGGAACTCAACATCCCTATCGAGTGGGGCGGGGACTGGAAGAAGTTCAAAGACGGCCCCCACTTTCAATTACCCTGGAAGGACTATCCATGAACGCAACAATCATTCAAGCCATCGTGCGCCATTTGCTGACGACCGTTGGCGGTGGTTTCCTGATGTCGTTTGGCATCACCGGTGGCACTCTGGATGCCGTGGTGGGCGCAGTGTCCACGTTGGCCGGTGTTGCTTGGTCACTCTACGACAAGAAGAAAGCCTCAGAATAATCCAGTCACCACGGCGCATCCTCCACGCTGTCTAAATCCACTTTACGGCGGCGAGGTGCGACGTTTTGGTACATTCTGCCGTCTTCTTCGTAGATTCTGAAGGGCCAATTTTCACGACGCTTTCTTGGGTAACAAACCGGTGCAGATTCATGCACTCCCTGCGTCGGCGACCACTCCGAGTCTCGAGCACTATTGTCGGTGTTCCGCACACGGGGCATTTCATTTCACCTCCGTTGCGTTGTGCAAATACGCGGTCAAGCGTTTGATCTTGGTTTCGTAATAGTTGCACATCGATATGGCGTAGTCGCGGCCTGACTGTGCCTCGAGCAACTTGCGCTTGGCCTCCTCAAGTTCACGCAGCGCCAGCACTTCGGCACTGGGTATCTTGTAAACAGTCTTCAGCCATTCAATTGATTCACGGATCATTACATTTACTCCTTTGGTTGGTGTGACACAGTGTAACACGGGTTATGCGCCCTTTGTCAAGCGATATTGTTTGACTGCGTTGCGAAGCCCTGCTTGCGTGGTTGCCTTCTCGTCAAGCGCCATCGCCTGCGCCTGATCCAGTGTGGCTTGCATGAGGATGCGATGGCAGATCACAGGCGCTCCCTGGCCCTGACGACGCACTCGAGCGTTAAACTGTTCGTACAGGTCTAGGCTCCAGTTGAGGCCGTACCAGACAAGGATGTGGCCGTTCTTTTGCAAGCCGTCAATCCCGTGGCCCATCGATGCTGGGTGGCCGATCATCAGCGAACAGTCGCCAGTCTTCCACCGGTGCATGGCGTTGGTCAACGATGCCTCGCTCTTGCACTCGGTCAGGTTGATCGGGTC